CAGATAGTGGCAATCGTTATCTCCAAGGTGAAGGACAACATATCACTTATAACTTTGCATTTGATGCAATGGTTACAAGAGAAACTGGTAGGGTTGAACTTATTCACTTGAAAGAACTTGACCTTCCTCAATCTAACCTTGAATTTGGTCAGAATAAGAAGTCTACACCTGTATTCTTCGTATTTGATGTATCTCCTATGTCAGATGGTTCAATGGTTAACAATATCCGTGAAGTACGTGTAGAAGGTGCTCCTTCTATGACTTGGGGATATGTTGATGGTAGAGCTAGTCACTTAGGATTTGCAAAATCACAAGGTATGTCATCTGCAAATATGTTCCCTGGATATACTCTATGGATGGAAGATAGATGTGATGTATTTATTGAGGATCTTTCTCGCACAGTTTTGATAGAGGAATTGCCGCAGTTCTAGAAATGCTTAAATTAAGCTAAATTCGAAGGTTTTGTGCCTCAATGCTGAGTGAGGCACAAATCTTCACAAAATAAAACTAGTTCTTATTTACTAGGTTAAAATATGAATAAGCACTTGGTAACTGGGTGAGAGTAGTTACAAAAGCTGCAATATTTAGAATTATAGTCCTGTAAGATTATAAGCTGGAGCGTTACCAGAAGCAGCTCAAATAGAATTAAAAACCAAACACTTAAATAACTACATTTTTATGGGAAGGATCGGGAAGATAAGCACTATCAAGAGAGATTTTACCACAAGTCCTCTTAAAACAATGGATAAAGGTCTAGCTGAAAAGAATATGACTAGAATTCCAGGAACAGGGGTATTTAAGTTTCCCTATAAGGAGCTTAGTGGAAAATATAGGACAGGTTTAGATCCTCTAGCAGCTTACATTCAAAGGATTCAAGATCCTGATGAAAAAGCTGCTGAGATTGAAAGAGTTACAAAACTCAAAGAAAAACTTGAAGGGCTTCTTGAAGTAGACTTAGGACCTAGATCATCTTTCTGGGATCATAGTAAATCTACCTCTCCAGAAGATACTGGACATGTAAGACCTGCTAAATTACTTGATGGTGTCAATCTATTTGCTTTAGATGATCCGTTTAAAGAACTCACATACTCATGGTTAAGAGTACACCCTACTATAGCCTCCTCTTATCAAGCATGGGAAAGAGGAGAATTTCCAGCAGATACACAATTTTATGTAGCTGACGAAGATATAGAAAATGCAGTGGTATTTAAGAAGAAACAAAAAATTAATAAGGCTATTTCTAAATTGGAGGAAATGACTCCAGAGAAGAAGAAAAAAGTAGCCAGACAACTAGGTCTTCCAGTTAGTGATAATACTAAAGAAGAAGTAGTTTATAATATGATTGATAGTGCTCTTAAGGAGACTGAATTTAAATCTGGAAAATATCAAGGAATGAGTTCTGTAGATATGTTTCACAGATTTGCAGACATGAAAGAGGATATTCTCCATATTAAAGATGTAATTGCACAGGCCCTTTCCCTTAATATATATAGGATTAAACCAGGAGGTAAAATTACACAAGGAGAAGCTGAAGTAGCTAAAGATGAAGAATCACTACTTAAGTATCTTCTAAGTGAAGAAAACCAAGATGCTCTTATTACAATTGAGGGTGAAATTCAAAGAAAGAAATTAATGGCTGTATAAAATGATTCCTGTAGATAGTTTATTATATAAAATAGACCAAAAACTAAATAAACTATCAAGCAATGAACATCAGCAAATTCCATTAGAAGATAAGATATTAGCTTTAAATGAAGCTCAAATAAAGCTGATAAAACAAAAACTTGATGGTCAAAATACAATTAGTGGTTTAGGATTGGATGCTTTTAAAAAGCGTTATGAAGATCTTGAGAAACTCATTGAAATGTATGAGGATCATCCTCTGGACTTAGAACAAGTAGAAGGTCCATTAAATAGATGGAGAGCTTCTCTGGAGAAAGTATCACCTGCTTATATGTTCTATGTGGATAGTTATATTATAGCAGATAAAGGTAAATGTAAAGATAGGATAGTATATATAAATAATGATTTGGCTAAACATGCAGATGTTCCAACATTACTTAAAAATACACATTATACCCCATCTTTTGAATACCAAGAGACTTTCAATATTATTTCGTCAGATGAAATATCCATATTTACTGATGGAACATTTACACCGAAAAAACTATATATCTCTTATATCCGCTATCCTAAGTATATAGATAAAGAAGGGTATATAAAACTAGATAATACTCCTTCTATAACACAGAGTTGTGAACTAAAGAATTACCTAGAAGATGAGTTAACAGATCTTACAGTTGAAATTTTAGCAATGTACACAGAAAATGTAGCTGCTGCTCAAAATGCTCAATTTAGAATAAAAACAGACGAATAAACAATTTAATTTAAACAAATAAACAAATGAGTGATTTTTCATTACGTACAGTAATCGTAGTGCCAGTGGGTAACTCTCTGCCTAGCTCTGGTTCTACACAAGATTTGGCTGCTGGTCAAGTTGGTTTTTTCAGGAATGATTATTCAGTGGCTAACGCTGGTAACATTGCTGCTGCTCCATATTTTTATGTAGCACAAGGCAGAGAGAATAACTATCTATTGGGTAGCAAACGTTCTGATAAAATTAAAGGATGTGCATCTGCAAACTGTACTTCTAATGTAACTAAATTTTATAAGATTTCAGGATGTGCCACTGCTGCTACACAGGTAACTGATGTATCAGATTTTACAGCTAAGTGTGGTGATATTATCACTCTTACACTTAGAGCACATTCGTCTTACTTGGATACATTGTATTTTAATGGTTTTACACGTAGTGTAACTGTACAGGCTCCTTGTTGTGATTGTGGTGCAGATCCTTGTGACACTGTAGATGTACCTGCTCTTATTGATCAGATTATTCTTAAATTAGAGCAACAAGCTCCTGGCATTAACCCAGATAACATTTCATTGAATAACTTCTTCCAATTCCAAAGAATTGGTAATGATTCAAGTGCAATCCTTCGTATCTCTGGAAAAGCTCTTACTGTATATGGGCAACCTTGCGATATTGCAGCTTTCCCATATGAATATGATAGAATGTGGTTTAGAACATTCGTATATTCAGGACCTGCTACCACTGCTGATTTCATTGTATTTGATCCTTGTAATGTTGTAGCTACTCCTGTAGTCACACAACGTTCTACATATCCTTCAGGAACACCTGCTGAAATCAGACAAATGGAGAAAGACTATTATTCATTACAAGCTGGATATTTGAAGGCTCTGTATAGAATGAATGGTTATAATGAAAACTTTGAATCTTGGGTGAGTGACGGGCAAACTTATGACACATTTGTAATTAAGTTTAATGAACTTGATAAATCAGATGGTGCATGGAATGCTCAAATTCAAGAAGATAGTGAAATTATAATCATAACACCATCAGGTGTAACTTCAGCAGTGGAAACAGTGCTAACAGCAGCTTTAGGTACATTCCCTGATGATTCTGTCTGTGTTACGACCACAAGTACTACAACCACAGTATTTGCGACTACAAGTACTACTAGCACACTGATACCATAAGTATCTGATATTCAACAATTTATACAAGGGAGGGAGCTTTAAAAAGACTTCCCTCCCTTTTTAATTTAAAACTAATACTAATGGCAGATTTAAAATTAGATATATTAGTAATTAACACCTATAATAAATTAACATTAGGTGTGGCTGATATTTCTACATATCCAGCTAGTCCTCCTATTTCCTCCCCTACAATTACTATTGAAATACCTAATGGTTTTGGTACAGTGGCTCTTCCTTTCACACCTAATGATTTTAATGTATACAATTCAGCTTCATTGGGGCTTAGTGATCCTTTATCTCCATTAACTCCCCTACCTGATGGTGTATATACTCTTACATATTCTGTAACTCCTGCCTCTGAGAATTTTGTTACAAAGACAATAATGAGAGTAGATGTATTACAGGAAAAGTTTGATGATGCTTTTATGAAATTAGACATGATGCAATGTGATATGGCTATTAAGGAGCAATCCAAGGTAGACCTAAACACTATATATTTCTTTATACAGGGATCAATTTCAGCAGCTAATAATTGTGCTATAGATACTTCTAACACTCTTTATAGACAAGCTGATAGGATGCTATGTAATTTTATAAAGAATAGTTGTAATTGTGGAAACAATTTTATAAATAATTTTGTATAGTCCATATGGGAAAATGTGGAAAATGTGGAGCAGGAGTAGGTTGTACATGTCAGTTAAAGGAAGGATTATGTCCTTCTTGTTATTCTCAGAAGGAAAGAGAGTTAAAAGTTAAAGAAACTGAGTTAAAAAATAATGCTAAATCCAAGACTAAATAATTGTATAGATTGTACAACAATACCTGCTTTATTGTCAGATATTGAATGTAAAATAACACAATTTGCTAAAAGTGAATATAATAATACAGTATTTATATTAGGAATGTGTATTAATAGGAATGCTTTTAATGATCTTTTAAACTATAAAAGAATTCTTACATATAAGCTTTGTAATCCTGATTATGCTAAACATTACACGGTTAAAATGATAGCTTCTAGAGTGAAGCTTTTAATTCATAAATAAAAATCAATAAAAATGTCAAATTGCAGTAATTGCTATGGAGGTTGTGTAAATGTATATTCTGACCAGTGTGTTAGATATACAGGAGTAGATGTTCCTGTATTAGGTATTAAAAATGGAGATAGTCTCTCCTATGTAGAGCAAGCTTTGGTTACTTTCTTAGTCTCTACATTAGATGGTACAGGTATTAAACCTATTATTCCTTCAGAAATCATATGTGAATTAGTAAGTCAATATCTCCCTGAATGTGAAGATCTTACAGAGGTAGATTTATTTAAAGCTTTAATACAAGCTACTTGCAATTTACAAGAACAAGTAGATGCTCAAAAAGCAAGAATAGATGTAATAGAGGCAAACTATGATGTAGATTGCTTAGAAGATGTAGAAACAGATGATGGTACACATACTATATTACAAGCTGTAATTACTAAATTATGTTCTGTAAGTACAGATTTAGCAGCTCTCACATTAAATGTATCTACAAATTATGTAGCTCTAGCAGATCTTAATGCACTTATACAGGCTTATTTAGATACATTAGCTCCCGCTACACAGTTTTACACTAAGATGGTTCCTTATTGTCCAATACCATATATTGGAACATTATCCAATTTTGATGCTACAGGAGCAGGATTAGGTGATTGGGTAAATGTATATCTATGTAATGGACTAAATGGAACACCTGACTTTAGAGGAAGAATACCTGTAGGAGCCATAT